AATCAAAGATGTAATAAGCTGAACGCCCGCATCGATAAGAAGAGGAATTGCTCCGATTACTGCCGTAAGGATACCGTTGATAATCTCGGGTATTGCCGCTACGATAGTTTCGATGATTTCAGGAAGCGCGCCAACAAGAGCCGTGATAAGCTGAAGACCTGCGTCCACAATCTGCGGAATAGCTTCAAGCACTGCAGTTAGGATGCTCTCGATAATAAGAGGGATTGCCTCCACTATCGTTTCAATAATAACGGGCAATGCATCCACAAGCGCCGTGATTAAGGTAATGCCCGCGTCAACGATGCTCGGCAATGCATCAAGGAGTGTATCCAAAATCGCATTGATGATTTTCGGTATTGCCGCCACTATCTTTTTGATAATCGTTGGCAACGCCTGAACCAATGACGTTATGAGTTTAACCCCTGCGTTGAGAATCTGTGGGATTGCGCCCAAGATTGCAGCAAGCAAGCCCTCGATAATTTGCGGTATCGCAGCAACGACGGCATCAATAATGCTCGGCAAAGCTCCGATAATCGACGTTAAGAGTTGTACTCCTGCGTCAATAATTTGCGGAATTGCACCGAGTAAGAACTGAATAATCGAGTCTATTACCCTTGGCAGAGCCTCAATTAACACGGGGATTGCATCAAGTATGCCTTGTGCCAAACCCATAATAAGTTGCAACGCTGCATCAAGAACTAGAGGCAGATTGTTTATAAGGGTTTCAACGATTTTTACAACTACTTCCACAATGGACGGAATCAACTGTGGCAGTGCCGCCGCAATTCCGCTGACAAGTGTTATAATCACTTGAAGTCCCGCATCAATAAGAAGCGGAAGTTGGTCTATAATACCATCCACAAGGGAAAGCATCAACTGCAACGCACCATTCGCTATTTGCGGTAGTCCCGCTATCAGTGCATTCAGTATCGTGAATAAAATTTCCGTTGCCGAATCTACGATAATCGGAAGGTTGTCTACAATGGCAGAACCGATAGATGTCACCATCGTCGTTATCATGTCTAAAAGCACCGGGAGATGCTCCATAAACACGTCAATGACCTTGGGCAGAATATCTCCAATGACATCTGCCATTTTAGAAAGGTCACCATCTGCATCCTTTATGCCGTTGGTGAATTCACCAAGAAGGCTTACACCATCGGTTGCAAGGTCTGTAAGAACGGGTAAAAGTATAGTTCCAAGGGCATTTTTAGCTGCGGTTGCGCCTACAGAAAGGTACTGCAATTGGTCATCAAGTGCGCCATAGGCATTGAGGGCGTCATCACCGAGAACGTATCCTGCCTCTTGTGCCTCTTTGCCAAGCTCAGCCATTCTTTCTGCACCCGCTTCGATTAGAGGGTTCAGTTCCTGTGCGGATTTGCCAAGGATGGTCATTGCGATAGCATCGCGCTCGGTCTCGTTTTCCATCTTACCAAGGGCATCGATGATTTCCCAATAAACAGTATCACTGTCTCGCATATTGCCTTCGGCATCATAAACGGCAACACCGAGCTTGTGGTAAGCTTCGGACATTTCGTTCATTTTCGGTGCTACGGGTTGAGATGCCGCCGTAACATCGGATTGCGCCGATGCAAGGTTTATTTGTGCTTGCTCAAGGGCAATAGCCGCCTTCTTTACGTTAGCGGATGCATCACCGCTTTCGGCAAGAGCCGTATTGTAGGCATCTTGTGCATTTGTCAGCTTACTTTGCGCCTTTTGCAGTGCCACTGCGGCTTTTTGCGCTTGTTCGGAATCAGCACCGTTCTTTTCAACGGCTGCGTTATAGGAAATCTGTGCGGTTTCAACGCCATACATCGCATCTTCCACGGAAGCATAAGCCTTGGACACGGCTGCACCACTAGCCTTTACGGCTTCATCGTAGGCAATTTGTGCCTTTTCAAGGTTAAGCTGTGCCGTTTGCGCCTTCGCCTCTGCTTTTGCGAGTTTTTCCATATCCACCGTGGCTTCACCCGCAACGTCGGTAACGGTAGCCATCGATTTGATGTTCTTTGCCATCGATTTTGTGAGCGTTTCAGTGGATACGTCAACAAGCTCAGCGGCATACATATACTCTTGGAGCTTGTCGGTAGCAATGCCTGTTTGGGTAGCGGTTGTAAGGACATCATCGGCATAGGCAGCGCCTTCAGTAGCCATATCCACAAGGGCTTTTCCTGCGGCAATGGCGGCGGCAGAAACGGCTGCAAACGCAGCAGTAATTGTAGCGGCAGTAGCTTTACAAACAGTACCGAGTGCTTCAAACTTGCCCCCGGCATCTTTTGCTTGCTTTCCTGCGTCCTCCACCTCGTCGCCCATATCGTCGGCTTCTTTGCCTGCGTCGCCCATACCTTCGCCAGCACCCTCAAGGGCATCGGTGTTTTGTTGCAGTTCGCGCTCCATCTTATTGAGAGAGGCTTCTGCGTTATTTAATTGAATTTGCCAAGCCTGTGTGCGCTTGTCATTTTCACCGAAGGACTCCGCTGCATTTTTAAGAGCAGCACGGAGAACCTCGATTTTTTCTTTTTGGGCTTCGATCTGCTTGCCGAGAACTTCATTTCTGGCGGTGAGTGCTTCGACAGAAGTATCATTCTTGTCGAACTGCGACTCGACCAGTTTCATCTCCGAACCAAGAACCTTGAATGCGGAATTTATGTCCGCCAAGGACTGCTTGAATTCTTTTTCGCCTTCAAGACCGATTTTTAGCCCGAATTTATCTGCCACTTGCACCACCTCCTTCGTTTAGCATTTGTTTGGCATTACACTCCATCGGGAATAATGTCATCGATGAAATGCTCACGTTTGGGTTTTGAGATGCCAGAGAACTGTTTATGGCATTCCCAAAGGTCAAGAAGCAGACCGAATGGCATAAGACCCACCTCCTCTACAGGGAGATGAAGGTGGGCTATGCCGTAATAAAGAAGCCGAGTAAATAACTCATCGTCACTTACTCGACCGCCGCGTTTTTTGGGTCTGCCTCACTTTCTACATTGCGCTTGGTGCCTTTATAAAGAGCCTCGGTGATGGCTTCCTTATAGGTTGCAAGCTCGGAGGGCGCGGTGAGAATTTCCACCTCTTCCTCGGTGAGCAGAGGCTGGGGGTTGTCTCTGTTCTTGAGGTTATAGATAAGTGTGGACTGATTCGCAAGAAGTGTAATAAGCCACACAATCTCCCCAATCGCCATCTCGAAGTTTTCGCTCTTCAAGAGCTTATCCCCAAGGTTCTCAAGACCGCCGTAACGACCTGCGATTTCCTTGGTCGCCTTTGTCGTAAGAATGAGGTTGTATTCGTCACCGCCAATGGTGATGGTTGTATTACGGTCAGTCGTCATTAGTCGCTACCTCCGTTTGTAGTTGCGGTATAAGAAGGCTCGTAGACCTCCTTGTACCAGTTAGTAATGGTTGCTGCGGAAACGGAAGTATCGCCCTCCGTCACCTCTGCCTTCCACGGGTGCTTGCCCTTACCGTCAACCTTGTTACGGCAAAGAATCGTACCCTCAATGGTAGGCGTTGAGAAAGTAATGCTATCGCCCTTGGTCGCAAGGTTGGTAGCGGGAATACCGAACTTTACGCGGTAAAGCCAATAGTATTTATATTTGCCGTTGGCTTTCTTTGCACGGAAGCCGATAGCCACAGGGGCACCGCCATCCTCTGATGTGGAAACGATGACACCATTTGCGTCAATTACCGCACCCGTGAGGTCGGAAGCTACCGCCGCACCGAGTTCATCGATACCGAGGGAAAGAGTACCACTCTTAAATTCCTTCACGATTTCTGCGGCACCGTCATCAGCATAAAGGGTTGCTTCGGAAAGCTCCACAGAAAGGTCTGCGGTCATTGCCTTTGCCAAAGACGTAGGAGTTGCGTAGGTCTCATTACCACTCTCATCTTCCGTAATCTTGGCATAGTACAGTTTGTCGAGTCCTATAGTTGCCATAGGTTATAAATCCTCCATTTCATAATGATTTGCTACATCCACCGCATAGTGGTGATAGCCCGTATCGTTTTCATAGCCGATATACTGTCTGCTTGTTATCGTAAGATCCGCCGAAAGCAGTGCGCGGATGATTCTGTTTTTGTCTGCACCATAATTGCCCTTGCAATAAAGAGAAATTCTCACCTCTTGCACGTCATACGTAGGCGCATTGTCTGCCGTAAGCCCGAAGGTGTCGTTCAGCGGTACGATTACGATATACTTGTCGGGAGCCGTATCAGTAAAAACACCCGTTTCAAGAGGTATGCCAAGAGGCGTGAGCGCCT